ACCTTTCTGTGTTAGTCAATTGGTTTTAGCCAATCTAATTCTTTCTTAATTTTGCTGTATTCAATACAGCCACTATATAAACCTTGATATAAATGATTTGCGTTATCAATTATCGAGATACGTTTCAAACTATCAAAGAACGCATACACTTTCATATCCCACACTTTATCCCAACCATACTTGAAGTTTGGGTGATTTACAAGAGCTGAAATGTATGGCAAATAAGCCGAATGAGTGCCTTTAAAGGCACGAAGTCTCTTTTGATATTTAGCGTCATTTCGAGCGTCAATTATCAACTGTTTCTTTGCAAAACCGTCCTTGACTTGCGTGTACTGAGGTTGCGGCATACCGTGCATTTTACGAATATACGCCGTCATTTCCTCAAAAATATCACTATTGAATTTGATACCACTTTTATCTATCATACACAATTCGTTATCACATTCTACAGGAATAAAAGATGAAAAGTCTAAATCACCGAATAAAGGCGATGCATCTAACTTGTTGTTCTCTTTATCCTTGTGGTTGGACAACATCATTGCAAATATGGTGAACATTTGAAAATTTGTTATCTCGGTATAATCAATTCCCATATCTTCTAATTGCGCACATCGGTCTATATTAGTTGCTGTGAATACTGAAATCATGGAGAGATATTCACTCTCCCCATAATCACATATTTCGCCCAAAGTTGGGCATTTTATTTCAACACCGTTAGGCAACTTATAATTGTCACCACGGTATAGTTTCAATTCGTCAATGTCTCGCACGAGAAATCACCCCTCGCACAATCCACTATCCAAATCTACCGCCTCAAACACAAGCTGTCTAAACCTGTATGTCGTATTAACGCTACCTGCCGTGTCCGACTTTAACTGAAGCGTACCCACACCAAAATCCTGCCGTCCCTCATATTTTTCTTCTATGAGTTCTGCGAGGTAGTCCATGCGAGTTCCGCTTTCGCCCGCCATATTCATGTGCATATCCTCTTGGTGAGTGAGCACATAGAACACGATGGTCGGGTGAACCCAAATGTTGCTATCACTACTGCCGTAACGTGCGCGCCTTTCTGGAATGTCAATCTCGACAAGAATATAACTGCGCACCTGTTCCTCTGTTTGAGGGATAAAATAGTGGCAAAATATTCGTTTCCATACAAGGTCGTCAGGATCTTCATCAGGATTTAAGCCGAGAGCGTTTATGATTTCGTCGTCCTGTGAAAGCTCAGATACGATTTTGTTTTTCCAACTGCGTATGCAAGAACTCTTGCCCATCTCTCGACACCTCCTTAAACCGCCCCAATTACGTCAACAAGCAACTCGCTTCTTGCACCGCCACCTGCGACTTCTACCTTGAAAGTTGCCCCAACTAAAGCCGAGTCATTAGCGCACTTGACAACGCATTTATTGCCAGTCTGCTCCATTGTCAGCTTGCCGTCCAATAGTGCGGAATAAATGAGAGAGAACACAACTTCATTCTCTGTCTCCGCCGCAAAGGTCTTACGACCACCTATTCTGATGGATGGTGCGCCACTAAAAGTTATGTTTATTGGACTTGGGTGCGGTATGTCGTTAGGATTAATGTAATCGCAAAGCATTAAGTCAATTCTGTCAACGTCAGGGTTAATCTCGGTTTCCGTGAGTACAAGCAGAATACAACCCTTGCCGTCATAGGCGGGTTCAGCCACACCGTCGTAGCTCATCGTTACCGTATCAACACGAGTAACATCATAGCATTTTGGCGTGTCTGTGTTGAAGTCAACCATAACTCGCTTATTTGAACCGAGTTTTAAAGTTTCGCTGTCGTTTGGCAGATACACCATAAGCTGATTTGAACCAACAACTATGACGTTATTATAAAGCTGACCATTGTTATATTTAGAGGCACTAAGAACTACTGACCAACGCTCTATGACTTCTGCATCTGTATTTTGCCATTTGAGGACGTAGTTACACTGTTGCATCTTGCCATATGTGTAGACTTCCTTATCCCAATCACAGGACACTATAAGCCACATAGCATCTGCCCATTCAACATAATCGCCAGCGTCAAAATATTCATCAGGCAAACTTTTTACGTCTTTGTAATAGGGGAGAGTACCGTCATCAATAACGAGTTTCTGTGGTACGCCATTAACAAGACAATCTTTGCAGGAGAGAGAGTTTACAGCATTGATTTTCAATTTACGTTTTTCTTGGTATAAAGTGCGATCTCTCTGCGTTGCGCCTCGAAACTGCACCCTTGCCTTATACGAATCGAAATCAGCCATATTATCCCTCCTTTCCAAAATACTTCTTATTAATATTCTCTATACAACGTATAGCCTTAAACACTTCGCGCTTGCATATCGTGTTATCATAATCATTATCAATCAGATATTCCACGATATTCAATGCGGTCATAAACTGCGGTTCTTCCATAAGTTGACGATACAACCCGTAACTCCCAATCATCTCAACTTTGAGACTTTCAAGATAAGACGTAAGAGTTTTGCACCCTTCTTCTTTCATAGGCAAAATCTTGTAAATCTTACCTATCATATACTGAAAGTAGTTCTGAAAAACACTCTCATCTAATTCTGCATAATCTATCTTTACGCTCATATCAAGTCACCTACATCGTTGCGAATAAATGAATATTCTTTAATACGCGATAGGAAGTTGGCATGAGCCATAGAATAAGTATCGTTGACCTTATCAAGTAAATTTGCAGGAGAAAAAGTCGTAAAATCCTTAGTGCTTAATGCGTTTCGCAGTAAGTCAAGATTGTTGCGTATAGGCTTCAGCCATGCTTCAACCATTCCCTCAGTCAGTATATCTATCTCCATAAGGTCTAAATCCTCAGTGAATCCGCCTTCCTCGGTCTGAGTCAAATCCTTCTTGCAGGATTCTAAAAATCTTACAACAGCTTGATTAAGCCAACCACGCATTGAAGTCTGCGCCAACTCAGCGGTCATATCCGCCAAATCGTAGTCGTTAACCTTATCCAAGAAACTGTTGTAAATTGTTGTGTAAGCGGTCATTAGCTCACCTCGTCCATATCAAAACTAACGCCAAGTGCCTTTTCAAGAGCCTTAACCTTTGCCTTTGAATCCAACCTCTCATCTTCCTCTGCCATCATGGCGTACGCCTTTGTGAGAATAGTCTCTTTTACAGGCTTTGAGAGAGTAGGAACTATTTCTTCAATCTTCTTAGCAGAAAAGTTAAAAATGTCATCAATATCCTTATACAGTCCATTTGATGTGTAATACTTGTCAACATTGAGAGCCTTATAAATCTCATCTGCGGTGTAGTCATCAGTGTCCTCAAAAACAATCCAGTTGTTAATAAAGAACTTCTTTTGAGAATTGCGCATAGAAACAAGCTCACCATATTCCATTTCAATTACAACGCCAGTATCGTCCCATATTTCCTCATAGCCAGTTTTCTTCGACTTGTAATACAGAACTCCGCCAATATTGCTCTTAACGGGAACAAGATAATCAGACTCAATTTTTATTCTTACAGGCTTTTCAGCACTTGCCTTTTCCGTATTTGCCTTTGTAGGTCTACCCATATTTAATTCTCCTTTAACTCATAGTAGGGGCGGTATATTTCAACCGCCCATAATTTGATTAAGTAAAGTCGTAAACACCCATTGTGTCAGATACTACAACAGCAGTACCCTCACGACGGATTACTGTGTACTCCTGTGTGAGATCGGCGTTGTCAGCAGCATCTCTTGCAATTACAATAGGCTCGCCCTCTATATAATGCTTGATGAACTTGTCATCGCCAGCGATTACATAAACTCTTGTGTCAGAGAGAACGAAATTGCCAGCAGCGTCAAGATAGTTCTTGAGTCTAATGCAAGGTGTTCCATTGAAACTCTGAGAGAATCCAACGTCATAATAATCGTCCTTTACAGTCTCTCCAATCTGAGACATAGGGAAGTTTCTGAGAGCTGTTCTTGTTCCAAGAACGTAAGCAGTCTTGCCTGTAGCAGCCTCTACCTTCTCAATAAGGTTAAGAAGTCCAGACTCAGTAGGTGAACCAGAAGCGGTTACGGTAAATCTTGCTGTTGAGAGGTTGTTGAGCTGTTTTGCAACACTTGCATAGATCTCGCGCTCAAAGCTCTTAGCAACACGATTTACAAACTCAACCCAGTCAATTCTGCCTGAGAGAATAAGGATAAGCTCCTCGTAAATCTTTATAGCCTTATTTACGGGTGTGAGAGTAACCTTCTGACCGCCAATAAGTCTCTGACGGCGGATGCCCTGAGTACCGTCGGCAGCCTCAGCCACGACGAACAGGTTGTCGTCCTCAATGACGAACAGGTTCTTGTCGCCCTCAGCAACATTGCGGAAGTCGACCATAGCGTTGAAGAACTCATCGCCCTGCAGACCCTCAACGACAGTGCGAGACAGAATGGTCTCAATCAGGGTAAACAGACCCTTGCACTCGCCGTCACGAATCTTCTTATAGTCCAGAACAGTGGAGCCGCCGTTAGCCTCGACCAGAGCCTGACGCAGGACATCCATAGACTGGTTCTCAGAATACTTTTCAACTCTGCCGCGATAAGCATCGACGGCCAGCTTGACAATATCATTCATTTCAGCCATTGCTATTTCCTCCTTTATAAAGTCTTACCATTAAGCGCGGGTAATCTTAATGGTGTAGTAGGTGTAGCGGCCAGCGGTCTCAATGTGGACACACTCGCCAAAGCCGGTCTTAGCGGCATCCAGCTTACCGTTGGCACCGATGCCAACCTTGCCGTTCAGAGCGGGAGCAGTCTTGTTAGCAAAGCCCTCAGCGGTCAGAGCGAACATATTACGGTCGGGCAGGCGATAGCCACGGATGGCCTTACCAGCCTCATTGATGAACTCATCCAGGTTCTTCTTACGCTCGTCATACATGACTTCGGGAGCAGCGACGACAGCGCAGTCAGCCAGATTGGAATCAGCGGTAGCGGCGACTGCCTTCATCACTTCACGCTGGCCTTCCTCGTAGCCCTTCAGCTCGACGATAACACCGTTCTCGACCTCGGCCACAGCGTCGTCAGCATAGAAGCGCAGGGAAACCAGGTCGGCAGGCTGCTTAGTACCAGACATCAGGTCGGTACGAATAACACAATACTTAGCCATTTGTATTTCCTCCTTGTTGTTTGTTAGTTGTTGTCAGTGTGACCGTAGCGGGTAAACAGACCGCCATAGGGCTCATTGACAGGCTGGGTCTTTTCGACCTTCAGCTTGGGGGGCTTGGATTCGTGAGCAAACTTAGCAGTCACACCTCTGCGACCACGGATTGCAAAACACTTCTCTTCCAGAGCATCCAGCTCATACTCAGCGCAATTTTCACGCAGAGCATCAAACTCTTCGACACCGACTAAATCCTCGAACTGAGCGAAGACTTCTTCACGAGCAACCGCCTTAGCGGCTTCCTCGGTGTCGGTCTTAAACTGGCGCAGAGAGCCAAGCTCCTCATTCATAGATGTAATCGTGTCGGAGGCGGTCTGATACTTTTCAGACCACTGGGTATCGTTTGCGGTATACTGCTTGGTGACTTCTTCGAAGACGCTTGCGAAAGGAGCAGACTGCTCACCCTCGTCAAAGTCCACGATTGCAAACTTCATACGCTTCTTGCTTTCGAAGTCGATTACAACATTGTCGCCGTTCATGGAATACACGAAGCCATACAGCTTCCAGTCCTCAGCGTCATAGCAGTAAACTTGCAGGGCTTCATGGTCGTGGTCAACATAGTGATACCGGGTCATTTCACCCCAGCAACATTCAATCTTTTCAACGCTAAGAGCGTTGTAAATCTCGTCACGAATCTGACCAGCCAGAGCAAAGTCAACCTGGGGCTCAGTGGGCTCGTCCACAACAGGGTCAGCCACAGGCTCAGCAGGCTTCATCGCTTCAAACTTTTCACGAAGCTCTTCCAGAGTCAGGTCTTCAATGGAGAATTCCAGATTCTCAACTTCAAGACCATACTCCGCAACCAATGCGAGTTTCTCGTTCAATACCTTTTCTCCTCCTTCCATCGGATGATTTTGTGGGTGTGTATCGTTATCCCCAACAGGGGGTACGACCAAAGAAAATTCATTTTTGAGGTCAGACATCATCTCAGCCATTTGCTTCTTCATCTCGTCGTAAGAGAACAGCCCCAATGCGGAACTCTCGAAGCAAGGCTCATGCTCGTCTCCAAGCAAGCAGAATGCCGTGAACTCAAAGTCTTTGATAACAAATAAGCCGCCCTCCATCTCGCCGTCCTTAACGGTTAGCTCCATGGAATGAGCGGTAATGCCATCCTCTTTTATTTTTTTGTAGGCTTCTTGCCGTTTCCAAATCAGCACATCGGCGCACAGATACTCGTGCTCAGTGCCATCTTCTTCCTCGACCACGCTCCAAAAATATTTGCTACTCTCGGGAATTACACCAATAGGGATTGTCATATTGACAAGCCGCATACCGCCATCTTCGTTTGTAACAAGTTCCATATCGTGACCACCGATGGAATCGGTCTCACGGTCGTAGTGACAAACAATCGGACAGTTATACAGCGTCTTGATGCAACGCTCGAAAGTTTCTTTAGAGATAAAGCTACCGTTTCGATTTGCGCCTGTGTACGCGATACGCAGCACACCGGTATCGAAAGAGGAGTTAATCTCACAAAGCGAGGAGAGAGAGGAGGAATATGCCATATGAACGACTTTACCCATTGCACTCACCTCCGTATAAACAAAAGTCCCACATGGGTTACCATGCGGGTTAGAATGTAAGCGTGTTAGAACGAATAAAGGAGATGTCTGCCAGCGCAAATGTCATATCCATTTGATTAGCGAACACATAGACTTCGTTCTGTTCGTCGCTTTTCAGCAAAGTATAGTTAGCTGCAAGCAGACTATCTCTCGCAGATTTGCTGAATACATATATGAACTTTTCCATATTAAGCGTCCTCCCTGTTTTGGATTCCGCTTTCAGTCAAGTCACCTGCGTCTTTCGGGGGCGCACCACCCTCGTCAGTCGCACCGCCAGATTCGCTCTTAGAACTTTGTGTAGAGGAACTTTGCAGAGGAATAAACAGTTTCTTGATTTCAAGCAGTTCGTTCTCCAAGAAATTCATGGAGTCCAGCTCTGCCTGACCAAGCCCCTGAGATGCGGCATACATACTAACAGTGGGCAGACCATATTGAGCTGCCTTCAAATACATATCGCCCATCTCCTTACGGTTGAATGCAGACACATCAAGGAAATTCACCTTGAAGTTCTTTCCGTAAGCTTGGGATTGGATAAATCTGTTAACCATATCTTCGATGCTTTTCACGATGCCATATGTAATTGCCTGGTCTGCCTTGATTGACAGCTCCAAAGCATTTGCAGATGCCTTATCATTATTGAACAGCAAAGAAGATACACCTGCTGCAGAGAACAATTCTTCTTCTGCCTCTGCGACAGTATTTGTGTTGGATGTGTGAGACTTCTCAAAGCTGATTTTGTCAATCGGCATGGGAGTCAACACGGAGCCAATCTCATCAGGCAGAACAGAATCCAGGTTACGCCAGAATTCTTTCGCCTTATCCAAATCCATTTGCCAGTTGCCCTCTTTGTCGATGCCCAAAGTCATAAAGACCATGGCATAATTCTCCAGAGCAGATTTGGTGAGCTTCAACTGCTTGTAGTCTTCAATCTCATAAATCTCACGCAGGATGCCTGCGAACGGAGGGACAGCGTAATCCAAGATGTCTGAGTTACACTTAATAGCAAAAGATGTAGGTGAATCCAACTCAATCCAACGAATTGTTCGGTTCTTTTGGTAAACGCTATACTTCGTTCTAAACTCAGCAGGATAGTAATCCAGCATTGATTGGCGGGAATCGAAATATGAGAAGTCAAATGTGACATTCGGCACATTGCCTTCAACAGTGGAAATGGAGCAATAATCGCTCGGTAATTGCTGGATAGTGATACTATCGTTAGTTACCCACATAGTCCCGTAGAAAGTATCCTCCCGCAAACATACGGTCAGAATTTTCGGGAACTGCGTCTTAATGTTCATAGATGACAGAGTGTTCAATACCTTTCGGTAATTTCTGTTCATAGACTTCACATTCGCAGTCTTGGGGTCCACACGATACGGTGCCACAACATAGGATAGGTCATTCAGACAAGCAAAATATTGAATTAGCCGCCTGAAGTGAGAGCTTGCTCCATAGATATAAGTCACAGCGTTACGGAGCTGTTTCTCATATGTATATGGGTTGGATAGATATGTGGTAATATCATCCTTTGAAAACAGCGAGAAAGTCGGCGCGGTAGTGTTATTGTTTAGGTCACGAGTAATAAGTCTGTTTAGAATCGCAAACTTACTGGAAATTCCAATCATGCCCTCCACACTGACGGTCTTGGTCTCTTTGCTTTCTTTAGCCGGTGCCTTAGTACCAGCTTGGCGTGCTGCGTCGGCCATGTCTGCCACTCACCGCCTTTCCTTTGTAGTTAGGTGCTTTAATAACAAAAGCTTCTTCCGAATTGTTGTTCTGTCTACGGCTCAGCTTATTTTCAAGCTGTGTTGCGACATAGAAGTTATAGCTCAAACTGGAATAGCGGTCTTTACGCATACCAGCCTTTTCAAACAATCGAACTCTGCCACCAGCCTCCTCATGCCGAAGCTTCGTCAACTCATCAATCAAGAGAGTCGTATGAATGTATGGCAACTGGAACTGTAGTTTCTCAGCAGGGTTCAATGACTTGTAACCCTTAACCTCTGCAAGCAATTCTTCGGAGTCATACTCCGTCATTAAGAGTCGGATTCTACCACTGCGGAATCCTTCTCTCAGCAGAAATGCACAATCTGAGTTAAACTGTAAGCTACCTTTGATAGCCCAGATAACTTTATCTGCGGTAGGCACTGTGCATCTGGATGCCATTTCCGCATTATTACAACAAGATAGCGCAGGATATATTTCACCAGTCTCGGGGTCTACGATATCTCTAGCGAGTGCATCGTACACACCAAGTCCAAGGCCAGAACAGTCCAAAACAAGATGGTCGCAGGAGAACTCGTCAAAGAGTCTGCGAACGACCAATGCTTGGTCATCCGTTCTTAAACCCTCACACGACTCGGCATAAACGATATTACTGATATATCGCCCTGCTTTTGTCGGTAATAGTTGGTTGATGAAAATTGCCGTTGCGTCGTTGTTGTTCTTTTTGCTAGACATCAAAGCAATATCTGCGGATAGTATCCTGATTTCGCCATTCTGTTTAGCAGTGATTTTGACAGGTTGGGAATTTGTCACCTTAGAAGCAACCCTGTCTGGGAGCATCGGGTACTTGATTCGTCTATTTTTAGATATAGAACTGAAATCAAAGAATGCGTCTTCTTCCGACCCGTACCACATAGCTTCCATTTCCATGCTCCATCGGATTTCACTAAAGTCGCTTTCAGCCATTTCATCAGCAACGATTTCAGGGTCAAGCAATCCTTCTTGTATGGACAATTCGTACGGGAATCCACATACAAACTGGCGCCTGGAATCATCCAGCATAGCGTTGTATGTGTCGACACACTTTGTATAAGACCAATGGTCTTTGAAGAACGGAGATGTTAGCCAAAGCGTCAGGTTCTTTTCTTTGTCATACTCCCGCTTCTTTTCTTCATCTGTAAGTTCAGCATATAGCGGTAAGCGACGGAAAGTTAGGAACTTCTTCAGAACAGTATCGATGGTATCCTTCGAAATCAGACGATACTCATCAAGCAACAGAACATTACATCTGTTACCTCTACTGCTATCAGAAGCCGTAACGACTTTGATAATACTCGTGTTCTTAAATGCAATCTGCGCATTATTGCCGTTAATGCGTGTTTCTTTCTCGTTTATTTCTGCGCACAGCTCAGGAGACTTTGGCTTCAATTCTTGGATAATTTTTTCCAGAACATTGATGGCCTGTCCTCTTGTGCCTGACGCAATACACACACGAGTTCCTGGATACAGGATGCACCGAACAACGCAATAAATGGCACTTAGATATGTTTTGCCTAAACCACGACACGCAATCAAAACGAATGTCGTGCTCCAGAACATCATTACGAGCAAAAATTTTTGGAATCGCTTGAGGCTTAGGT